TATCTTCAATATGCCTGCGATCAGACTCTTCGCGGGACATATCAAAGCCGAAGGTTTCGCGGTAAATGTCCGCCTCTACAGAATCATCCATAACCGACCTCAAAAGTTAAAATCATTCTTGTTTTGAGTAGAAATCGAATTATCGCGGACAAAAAAAGTCCGACGATTTAAGCGATCAGCTAACTCACCTAGGACCGTATCGGGATTGATGTTGTTGATGGCGCACGTAGCCCGAAGATCAAAGTCCTCGTAGTCATGAAGAGCGGCATACAAAATATCGTCAACTGTCAATTTTTGATCGTCCATGCAGCGATCATCAACCAACAATTTACTGGTGTCAAGTATTTTTTGAGATAAATTAAGTAGCTTCTGAGTGAAGCGTGTGGATCATTCCTTTGATCATTTCTCGCTTCTCCAAAGGCAGGTTAGCGAGCTTTTCAAACGCCTTCGAAAGCGACCGACCCTCACGCAGCACAGAGGGGTTGGGGCTATCCATAAGCATGAGGTTGAGATCAAGACCAAGCGCGTCACAAATGGCGACACAGTTGTTAAGTGTTGGTTTGACAGTGCCTTGCGTAAGAGTCCAAATGGTCTTTTGATTAATTTTTGTCTTGCGACCAATGGAGGCTGAACTCATTTCCTCATCCTTCATGAAATCTCGAAGGTTCTTCGCAAAAACTTGGTGGCAGTCCATAGGTCGTCTTAATTGTAGTATTGCCAGAAGGCTACCACTATATGATTCTTGATACTAGAATTTTTCGACTTACGGCGTACATCAACGATGCTCAGTGTTAAATATTTGTGAAATATTCACACGACCCTATTTTTTTGCAAAATTAGTTAGTACGATGTGCCTACAATATAGATTTCTGGGGGCCACAAAAAAGTGGTCGAAACTAAGCTACCTTCGGGTGGCTTTTTTTATGCGTGTTGACTTGGGGGCAGGGACACATGCTGGAGAACAATAGCAAAATAGTGCTGTCGCGTCTCATCGAAAGAGAGCTACAGTTTCAAGAGAATAACTTTAAAAAAGCAACTGAGGATTCGGTATGGGAGGTTATTCTTTCAAGTGAAGCTGCGATCTGTTTGTTAAATGACATAAAAGCTAAACTTGAACTCGACAATTTAGACGACGCATGAGCATTAGCTACATGGCTGAAGCCTTTACTCAGCCTGTTCGGGATTCGAGTGAGCGGCTACTTCTCATCGTTTTGTGTGACCTTTGCGATGAGCATGGGACGCTTGTGGCCAGCCAACACTATTTGAAAGACATCACGCTGATGTCGGTTAGGTCGATTAGGCGTAAATTGCGGTCGCTTGAAGAGCAAGGTTTGATAGCGTGTACGACGCAGATGTCGGGCCACCTGCAAATTGAAAATGTCTACCAAATCCTCTTCAATTCCCGCTCGGACACCCTGACCGCCCAGGGCGGACACAGTGACCGGCCATATATTAGTAATATTAGTTCTAGTAATAAGAATAGTAATACTAGTAGTAATACTAATAAGATAATATCTAATAACCCTTCACACAAAAATCCGCCAACGCTTGCTGACGTTATCGCTTACCGCGAGCAGAAAAACTTATCGTTCAATCCTGAAGATTTTTATGATTTCTATGAGGCCCTAGATTGGCTTGACTCCAACGGCAATCCCGTGAAGAACTGGAAGCTGAAAGCCGTCTACTGGAGTAAAAAATCTAAACAACCCATCTCAGAGCCGTCAGCGGCAGACTTTGAGCTATGAATAATCTTAGCCGACAGGTTGTTGCCGACTTCACCGACGAAGGTTTACAGAAGCTCTACGCGGAACATGAGTCAAAATCGGTGACAGCGGTGATCGATTTCTATGACGACTTCATGAATGAAATGGAGTTTGGTCATCTCCCTGTGGGGCTGACGTTGCCTTGGGTAGAAACGCACCAAGATGTTCGTTTGAAGGGAGGTGACGTTTCAATCTGGTGCGGAATCAACGGACACCGTAAGTCAACCTTAGTGAGCCAAGTTTTACTTCACGCCGCCTTAGACGCGCCTGTAGGCATCATGAGCTTTGAGATGTCTTTGGGGAAGGTTGCGGCAATGCTTTGTCGTCAAGCAGCCGCGAGTGATGAGCCAGCTACTGAATTTATTCAGCGGTTTAGTGCTTGGTCACTTGGCGCGCTTTGGTTCTATCGGTGTTTGGGTGGTGCCGAGCCGACGCAAGTGCTGGGTGCGATCAGGGCGATGGCTGCGCAAGGCTGTAAGTTCATTGTTATTGATAACCTGCAATTTTGTCGCGTCACGGATGACAGTGAGCGGGAGCGCCGATTCATGAATGCGCTTGTCTCCATTGCCTCAGCCCTGAACATCCACATCGGACTGGTCCACCATGTCAGAAAGCCACCGACAGGGGGTGACGAGTACATACCCACCAAGTTTGACGTGCGTGGATCTGGGTCCATCACGGATCAAGCCAGCCAGGTCTTCATCATCTGGCACAACAAGCGTAGAGCGAAAATAAAAAATGCGATGGAACACGGTGCGCCATTGTCCGACCGTGACCGGGAAGTTTTAGATACTCAGCCTGATCAACGGTTGATTGTCGCAAAGCAAAGGCACTTGCCGTTTGAGGGAACGATTTCTCTTTACGACGGCAAAGGCCGGACCTTCAAAAAAAGGGAAAAGGACAAAGGTTTACACCTCACTTTCCCTATGGCCCATGATAGTAAAATATGAGACAAAACGAGTAAAAAAATGAATGATTATCAAAAATTAATTGCTGCAAGTCGCTATGCAAGATGGCGAGAGAGCGACGGTCGTCGTGAGTTTTGGGATGAAACCGTGGCTAGGTTGACCTGGTACTGGGCTGACAAGGGGTTGATTACGTCAGAAGAGGCAAGGGAGCTTTACGACGCCATCTACAACTTGCGTGTGATGCCCTCGATGCGCTCGCTTATGACGGCAGGGGAGGCGCTAGATCGAGACAACATGGCGGGCTACAACTGCTCCTACATTCACGTCGATCACCCTAGAGCCTTCGATGAGATCATGTACGTACTCATGTGCGGGACGGGCGTTGGTTTCTCCGTGGAGCGGCAGTTCACTAACAAACTTCCTGAAGTCGCAGAGACGCTACACGACACCGATACAACCATTGTTGTTGAGGACTCAAAGCTCGGCTGGGCTAAGGGACTCAAGCAACTGATCTCCATGCTCTACGCAGGTGAGGTGCCCAAATACGATATTTCGAAGGTGCGTCCCGCAGGCGCACGGCTTAAGACGTTTGGGGGCAGGGCATCAGGGCCAGAGCCGCTGGTCTCGCTATTCGACTTCGCTATCAACCTGTTCAAAGGTGCAGCTGGTCGGAAACTCAACGATCTCGAATGCCACGATTTAGTGTGCAAGATCGCAGAGATTGTTGTGGTCGGCGGGGTACGGCGGTCTGCCCTGATTTCTTTGTCCAACCCCTCCAGTGATCGTATGCGAACCGCAAAGTCTGGCGCATGGTGGAATGGCAGTGGTCAAAGGGCACTAGCCAACAACTCAGCGTGTTACACCGAGCGACCTGATTTTGAATTCTTTATGCGTGAGATGTCAGCACTCTACGAGTCAAAATCGGGTGAGCGTGGCGTGTTCTCAAGGGTGGCTGCCAAGAAGATTGCAGGGCGCAACGGCAGACGAGATCCCGATCATGAGTTCGGCACCAATCCATGCTCCGAAATCCTGCTTCGCTCTGGAGGCGTTTGTAACCTCAGCGAGGTCATTGTTCGTGCTGACGATGATTTAGACAGCCTCAAAGAAAAAGTCCGCCTAGCAACGATTCTAGGCACCCTACAAGCAACGCTCACCGACTTCCGCTACGTGAGGACCATGTGGAAGCGCAACGCTGAAGAGGAAGCGCTCTTGGGCGTCTCGTTCACGGGAATCATGGACAACACAATGATGGCAGGTGTGAGTGATCCTGAAGCACTTTTGGAGTGGCTGACCGAACTCAAGCAAGTGGCAATCGACACCAATCTAGAGTGGTCAGAACGCTTAGGTATTAGCCAGGCTGCTGCCATTACCTGCGTCAAGCCATCAGGTACGGTCTCTCAACTATGTGATACAGCGAGCGGTATTCATCCGCGATTTGCCCCGCACTACATCCGAACCGTCAGACAAGACAACAAAGATCCTGTCACTCAGTTTTTGATGGATCAGGGTGTGGATGCTGAGCCGTGTGTTATGAAGCCTGACTCCACGACGATTTTCAGCTTCAGAATGGAAGCGCCAAAAAATGCTGTTTGTGTGTCCGATGTTGGGGCGTTAGAGCAGCTCAAGCTCTGGAAAATCTATCAAGATGCGTGGTGCGAGCATAAGCCATCCATCACCGTCTACTACACCGACGATGAGTTTTTCGACATTTGCGCATGGATGTGGAAGAACTTTGACAGCATGAGCGGGGTGTCCTTACTGCCCTACGATGGGGGAACGTACCAACAAGCCCCGTATCAGCAAATAGACAAAGCTCAGTATGAGGAAGAGGTTCAACGCGAACCTTCGATCAACTGGGAAGCGCTGAGTCAATACGAAACGGATGACCAAACGACAGGCTCTCAAGAGCTTGCATGTGTTGGGACTTCGTGCGAGTTGCCTTAGCAGTTTATGACTTGGTTTGAGAAAAAACCAAGACAGTACGCTGCTGAAATCATGGCGGTGGAGTGTAAAGACGAGAGGCGGCGCCTGTTCGAAAAAGTGCCGTCTCACTTCAAAGATTTGGTGCGAACCCACTGTGTAATCGCACACGGGAGGAGACGATGCAGACCTGTGAACGCTGCGGCAAGACAGTCGTGGAAAGACAAAGAACATCACGACAAAACGCTGCCATCTACTGCTACCTCAGGCAGCTTGCGCAAGACCTGAATGATGCGGGGTACGACATGAAGGCTGTCATGGCGAAGCGCACTATTTCGATCCCATGCACTGAGGTGAATGCCAAGACCAACATCTGGCTGCCCGTTCAAGAAATCATGGTGGGCCACACCAATACAAGCTCGCTGACGACTAACGCGATAGATCCGATTTATCAGGTTGTCTCGCGCCACATGGCGGAAAAATTTGGTGTGACGACACCCTTTGTCAGGTCGCCCAATGGCTAAAAAGTTCCGTCTTGTCCTGCCTGGAAGCACGATCGGATTCGATGGTAAACGCCGCGAACCTTTGCGCTTTTCGACGGACGATTGGACGAATGTAGACCGTCGCGGTTACGACCTTGATGGTGACATAGAGGACTTTGAAGAACGTGATTTTTCGTTGGCAGAGGCTTGGGCAACAAGCAATTTGCCAACAGAGCCAAAAGAGGCCGCTCAGGAGGCCATAGATGACGCTGTGAGGCGTTTTCTGGAAGAGGGTGGGGTGATTACCCAGTGCGACGTTACAGAGCGTTCTGGGGTGTTTGACGAGGGGGAGAGCGATGGCGATTAAGATCACGCCAGCCGATAAATATTTCTCGCTGTGCGTTCGAGAGCGAGCCGATTGGACATGCCAGCGGTGCCATAGACAGTACGAGTACAAAGCGCAGGGTTTGCATTGTAGTCACTACTTCGGACGCGCCAATCACTCAGTCCGTTTTCATGAGTTAAATGCGTTCGCTCACTGTTTTGGTTGCCATCAAAAGCTAGGCGCGAATCCCGACGATTTTTACCACCACTACCTCGAAACGTATGGGGAAGGCTCTAGAGATATTTTACTAGAGGCAAAGAACAGCATCACGCTTGGCCGACGCATTAAAAAATCACTGAAAGACGTGGCGGCTCATTACCGAGAGCAACACAAAGCGCAGCGCGAGAGCCGAATCGACGGCAAGACGGGCTGGCTTGAATTTATCAGTTATTAGGGGAGCAGCATGAAGCGACACATGATCATACCCGACACACAGGTGACGCCTGATACACCGACTGATCATTTACGGTGGATCGGACGAGCCATTATTGACTACAAGCCCGATGTCATCATTCACCTGGGTGATCACGCTGACATGAAAGCCCTGTCCTCTTACGACAAGGGCAAGAAGGCATTTGAGGGTAGAAGGGTCAAGCACGACATTGATGCCGCAAACAGAGCCATGTCGCTACTGATGGAGCCGCTACACAAGTACAACCGCAAACGACGGCTTTGGAAGGAAAGACTCTATCGGCCAGAGCTT